CAGAGATACCTTTCCTAAATACTTCAACATTCGTTGCAGGTAGATTTACTTGGGAAGCAATGACACTAAAACTAAGGGATCCAATCGGGCCTTCAGCATCACAAGCGATAATGGAATGGGTACGACTTTGTGCTGAATCTGTTACAGGTCGTCAGGGTTATGCAGCAGGATATAAAAGAACTGTTTATTTAGAAATGTTAGACCCAACAGGAGTCGTTGTTGAAAAATGGCAAATGGAAGGTTGTTTTATAACGGGAGCCGATTTCGGTTCATTAGGATATAGTGAGGACAAAATAGCTGACATCTCAATAACACTTCAACCTGACAGATGTATTTTATTATACTAAGATAAGAATAGTTTACAAAAATATCAAATAAATTATAATTAACCATAGAGACATTAAATCTCTATGGTTTTTTTATGGATCAATCACTACAATACGGACAATCTAATTTTACAATACCCCACGACGTAATTGAATTACCGACTAGAGGGTTATTTTATAAATCTAAAAAGAAATCTGTTAAAGTTGGTTATTTAACCGCATCAGATGAAAATATTATCGCCAACTCTTTAAGTGGGGGTAGAAATAAAGAAGGTATCGTCTTATCTCTAATCAGAAATAAGATGTATGAGACCGATTTAAGACCCGAAGAGTTACTTTCGGGTGATATTGAGGCAATCCTTCTATTCCTTAGAAACACTTCATTTGGACCTGAATATACGTTTAATCTAATTGACCCGGCAACAGGATTACCATTTGAAGGAACGGTTCTACTTGACGAGATTAATTTAAAGAAAACTAAGGAACAACCTGACGAAAATGGTTTATTTACCACAATACTACCAAGATCTGGTAATGTACTAAAATTAAGACCATTACCGTTATACGAATATCAAGAAATTGAAAATATGGCTTCCGATTATCCGGCCGGAAGAGTCGCACCTAAAGTAACTTGGCGTTTAAATAAAACGATAGTTTCAATAGACGATGATATGGACAGAATGAAAATCTCTCAGTTTATTGAATCAATGCCAATTATGGACTCAAAACACATAAAGAAATTTATGGTTGAAAATGAGCCAGGTTTGGACTTAAATAAAGAAGTAATAGCCCCGTCAGGAGAAAAAGTAATGGTTGACATTACATTCGGGGTGGAGTTTTTTCGCCCGTTCATCTGATCACACGAAAAACTTACTAAACGAATTTTATTATCTATCAAAGTATAACCATATAAGTTATGGTGAGTTTCTAAGTATGCCAACATATGTTAGAAATTATACGATTGAGAAATTGATTGAGGAGTTCTCAAAAAAATAAAACATCAATAAGGATATTTATAAGAATAATAAATTATTATGATGTTACAAGATGGAACGGTAGATCCAAATCAAAAAGCCGATACTGAACTTTCGGCGTTAGATACAAAATTAAAACTTGTTGGTGTTGAACTTGTTAGTATAAGGGGGGTTGTTGGTAGTATTGGAACTCTTTTCGATAAACTACCTTTAGGTCCTCTAAAAGGTATAATAAAAGGTCTTGGAGATGCGGGTGCGGATATAGTTGATCAGTTTTTAAAAGTAGATTCCATAGCATCAAAAATGACTCAAACATTCGGTGTTGGTAAGGCAAATATACAACAAACCAAAGAAACTTTATATGATGCTGGTGCCGAATTATTAACATTCAGTAAAAGTTTTGATACAATCAATGAGGCTATGGATGGTGCTAATAAAATAGCATCACAATATTCCGCAACATTAAATAGAAGTATATTACTAAGTAAGGAATCTATAGTTGAGCTACAGGCGGTTACTGAGGCGACTGGAGTAGGTACTGACAAATTAATACCTGCTTTCGTAAATGCCGGATTTCAGATTAGTAATGTGGGGAGTAAGATGAAAGACGTTATGAACTACGCAATTAGTATGGGGGTTAACGTAAATGCCGTTGCGAGTAGAGTTTCTGATAATATAGGTCAATTAGATAGATATAACTTCCAAAATGGAATTCAAGGATTGACTAAGATGGCAACCCAAGCCGCGACTTTAGGAGTGAGCATGAAAAGTACTTTTGACATAGCAGAAAAGTTAATGGATCCTGAAAACGCAATAGATATGTCTGCGGCTTTACAAAGATTGGGAGTAACTAATTCAGAATTATTGGATCCTTTAAGGGCAATGGATTTAGCTCAAAACGACCCCGCTGAATTACAAAACCAAATTGCCAAAATTGCTAAGCAATATGGTAAATTAAATGAACAAACCGGTCAATTTGAAATTATTAACAAACGAGGTCTTATGGCCTTGGCCGAAGCCACTAAGTACCCTATTGAGGGGTTAACTGCGATGGCTAAGAAAGGTACAGAAGCTGGTGTAATTTTAAGTCAGTTGTCTATGCCTACTTTTGATATGACCGAGGAAGATAAATCGTTAATTACTAATTTAGCTCAATTTGATAAAGCGACAGGGGAGTATAAAATAAAAGTTGGTCAAGAAGAAAAATCTGTTGGTTTATTAACCCCCAAAGATTTCGATGAGTTAAGAAAATCCGTAGAACCAAAAGATGTTGTGGATGTGGCAAAAGACCAGTTATCTGTTAATCAGAATCTTAATAGGGCGATTGAAACCTTGAATCAAACACAACTTGAAGGTATTGTTACAAATAAGGCATTAAATGAAACTATGCAAAAACTTACTAAAGGTGCTCAAACATTTACAAAAAATCAAGTGGGGGCTGACGTTACGGGTAATAAAAAAGGGGGTGAAGGAATTAGAAATATTAAAGATGAACCTGAAAAACTTCTTACGGGGGTTACGAATAAAGCCAGCACTGTTAAAACAAGTATAAGTGGAGCTATTGATGAGGCAATGACTGCAACCACCCCGGCAAAAGATTTCATATTCAGACCCGGTCAAGAACCACTAAGATTCTCAGAAGGTGATTTGGTTATGGGTATAGATGAAGAATCATTAAGTAATTCATTAAACGTAAAAAAACCATCAGACTTTAGAGAAGAATCTTTTAATAATTATAAAATACCATCAGAAAGTAATGACAAGAGTTTAGATAGGTTTAACGAAGTTAAAAGCCAATCACAAACCATTACAAATATACAACAAGCATCAGGTGAAATAACATTAAATGTTGTAATAAAAGCTGAAGTGCCACCCGGAATGGATAAAGAAATGTTTAATACTTTAATTACCGACACCAATGTGATACAAAACATTAAGAGTAATATAGAAAAAGTTAGTAGTAATTTTAACTTAACACCAAAAAAATCCTATTAACATCTATTTATCCTTAAAAGTGTGATATGTCAGAAAGTAAATTATCGTTTACATCTTCATCAAGTTTTAGGAATATTCTTCTAAGTAAAAATTTAAAACCTTATACCATTGAAGGTGCGTTTACGCCACCATCTACTGACACAACATATGAGCCCACATTATCATACACATCGGTGGTAGATTCACCCCCAATTTATAATTACGGTAAAACATTATACGTATTAAACCAATTCGGACCTTCAGGAGGATTTAATGATTTTATATCTTTCAACGGACCACCATTACCGAGAGACCCAAATACGGGTGAATACGGATTCCAAGATACTCAACTACCACAATTAAGTGAATTTTACTTTAATAACGTTTATAATGTAGTAAACATATGGTCACCAGAAGGTGGTTACGACCAATTGTATAGTATTGGTGATGCTCAGTTAAATAACAAAATTTATCAACCTTATTTACCGTTAACATTTATTGCGTCAACATACAATGCTTATGATATTTTAACAAGTTCATCACCTTCAGGTAGTGAAGGTTCGTTAAGTTCCGATTCTTATTTAGCAAAGATATCCGCAACATCTTTAAAATCACAATTAAGTGAAAATATTGCAGTAGAGACAAAAAAATCTTTAAATTTTAAAACATCATTAAATTATTTAAGTAATCCATCTTCTAATAGTGAAGATTTTAAAAGTAGTAATATATCAGGAACTAACGATTATAGAATAACATTATTAGATGAGAATGATACGTATTTAAATAAATTACAAGGAACTTATATTCCGTCATCACCAATACCGGGAGATTACTTCTCAAGACCCAAAAGAAATATAGGAACAATTGGTCAGGTGATTAATTTAATTGCTGGATCTAGTACATTATTAGGAGGTATATTATCAGGCGCCGTCAACAGAGTAGTTAACCCATCCCAAGTATTCTTAACTTATACGGGAAATTTCCAAAAAAGTACGTTATTTGCGAATCTTAGTTTCAATATATATCGTCCGGCTTATGGTCAAAATCTTGGGACGGGGTTATTAGGTAACATTTTAATAACTGCGGTTAATTCGTTAATAGGTGGGTCTGGAACTCAATTACCGGGAGCATATTATGTTGGTTCTGTTATATCCGAACCTTCTTTTGTTGCAAGTCCATTAACTGATGTTCCAATTAATGCATTCGGAACTTCAATCGGAGCTCCCGTATATGGCCCTTCCGAATTGTCTATTCTTTATGAAGGAAATGAAAACAAATTAAATTTTGGTTTATCAGTTCCCCATAATCAAGGTAAAAATATTGATGGTAATTTTGTTTGGACATCACCAAAATATTCAAAAGCCGCAGGTTTCTTTGCAACTCCCGGTGGTAATCAAGGAACCGCCGATCCTTCTTTTAATACAAATGGTATTGGGACTCAATATAGAAAAAATGAATCAAAAGATGTAACGTTTAAGATTGGTTCAATATTGGACGACACACAAAGAATAATTGACGCCGCTGACAAAGTACAAGGGGCGAGAAGATTAAAACACGTAGGTACCGCAATTAATCAAGTGAGTAAGGTATTTAACGATGGATATAAAGAGATAACTAAAGGTTCTAGGATAATTGCCTATACTGACCCCAAAAACGACGGACAGTTAGTTGGGGGTGAGTATTGTAGAGTATTTACAAAAGATAGTCCATACTATACTAACAATAGATTACAAAAATCGGAGGGTATTACAACATCCAATAGAAGATTTTCAAACTCCGTATTGGATAACACATACAATTTAAATATTGCGCCTAATAAAACTGATGGAACGGGAAAATCAACAAACATTATCAACGGAAAGATAAAAAAGTATATGTTCTCAATTGAGAATTTGGCTTGGAGAACATCATCAAGACCGGGTTATACTTACGATGATTTACCTGTCAGTGAGAAAGGACCTAATGGAGGTAGAATTATGTGGTTTCCACCTTATGATATATCATTTAGTGAAACTAGTGCCGTAGATTTTCCTTCAACTTCTTTCTTAGGTAGACCTGAACCTATATATACATATAAAAACACCACTAGAACAGGTAGTATATCTTGGAAGATTATTGTGGATTACCCATCCACGTTGGATTTAATTGCGGATAAAGTTTTAGTTAATGAGAAGGATTCTGCAAAGGTGGATAGTGCATTAAATTCATTTTTTGCGGGATGTCTAAAATATGATATATATGAATTGGCTGCTAAATACAGTCAAATACCCATTAATCAATTATACGCTTATCAAGAACTATTAAGTAATCCTAGATTAACAAGAGAAGAATTAACAGATATTGCTAACGCTCAACAAACCAATAACACATCGGCAGCGAATTCAGACCTAAAACAAACCGAAAATAAAGCGTTATCGGATTTAACTAACTATCAAGGATACGGATTATTTTTTGATGCCACAAATGTATTAAATTATGGAGATTGTTATAATGATTATGTTAGTGACCCCAATAAAGAAATTTATAAGACTAGTTGCGAAAACCCTGCAAATCCAGAACCAGTTCTAACTATGTTCTCAAGTGTCGTGACTCCAAATTTTGAGGAGGTTAAAAAACTAATTGAAAGTTGTTATGGAGTTTTAAGTAATAAAGAAGGGTCAATTAAAATAACTTTAGAATCTAATCTATCCCCCGGTGAAGGGTCTAACCCTGGATTGGTTTCCGCAAGACAAAAAATAACAAGTGATTTTATATCATCTTATTCTTTTGGTGACGGTAAAACGTTACAAGAATATGTTGGCACAACACTAACATTTGATACCGCAAGTAGTACTGGATCAGTTTCACCTAAAGGTGGGTTTGGTGAGGATTGTAATACGTATAATGGGGCTGGAG